GATCTTCGTCAAGGCTACCTGTCCAGTAAGCTCACGCTGGGTCGTGAAAAGGGGCTGTATCCCGCGAAAGCCCTCTACATGACCAATGCCAAGCTGACCGCTGCTTACCTTGGCGCAGAGCAAAAGCCACACTATGACGAGCGGGAATATCAGTATCCGCCGAAGCTGCTTCGCAAGTATATTCCGCAGGAAGTGTTTGACTTCTTCGAACGGTTGAAGGATAAGAGTATTCCTGACGAAGTGGTGTTCAAGGAAAAACTCGATCTGATGGTAGGCGGTTGTCCTTGTACCATCGCCTATGGCGGTATTCACGGAGCTATCCCGTGTTACCGAGAGAAAGCCACAGAAACCCGCTCTATCCGCAACAAAGATGTTGCAAGCTACTATCCACACCAGATGACCTTGAACGGTTATTGTAGCAGAAACATTCCCTCTCCCGATGTGTATGCCGCCACTATTGAGCGGCGTGTTAAGGCGAAGAGGGCTGGCGATAAGGCTACGGCGAACGCTTTGAAGCTGGTGCTGAACACCACCTACGGCGCTATGCTGAACCGCTACAATGACCTGTATGACCCACTCATGGGGCGCTCGGTCTGTATCTCAGGCCAGTTGCAGTTGCTCGAAATGGCGGAACATCTTGTTCAGGACTGCCCCACCTTGAAGATCATTCAGCTCAACACCGATGGCATCATGGTCAGCCTTGATGACTGCGATGTTCCTATGTATCAGGAAATCACGCAGGAGTGGCAGGACAGAACCGGCTTTGAGTTAGAAGAAGACCTTATCAAGATGATCTGTCAGAAAGATGTGAACAATTATGTCGAGATTCCCTTCGGGGGCGATCCTAAAATCAAGGGCGGCGTTCTCGTTCGTGGGATTGCCCCGGCAGGAGCGTTCAACATCAATAACAACGCTTGTGTGGTCGCCAAGGCGGTCAAGGATTATCTGGCCTACGGCGTTCCGGTCGAAGATACCATCATGAACTGCGACCGCCTGCTGGACTTCCAGTTGGTCGCCAAGGCCGGGAGTAAATACGGTGACGCTCTCCACGAGGTAGACGGTCAGATGGAGATTGTACAGAAGGTCAACCGGGTATATGCCACGGAAGATCATCGGTACGGAACCCTCTACAAAATCCACCTCGGTACTGGCAATCCCGTCAAGATTGCTGGACTCCCCGCAAAATGTGTCGTAGACAACGACAATCACCTGACGATTGATGTGGTTGATCGTGACTGGTATATCCGGCAGGCGAGAAAGTATGTCCGAGATTTTCTCGGAGAGAAGCCGCCCAAGCGAAATACCCGCAGAGTCAATTCCATTAAGAAAAAATTATTAGAAATGTTGGAGGTGAATTGATGACAGATTGGACAGGTACGGGAACATCGACATTCAAAACTATTGGTGCGTCCAATCACACTGAAAAAGAGCGTGAAACTTATGATTTCTATGCAACCGAACCAAAAGCGGCGGAGCTGCTATGCGATATATTCCGCTTTTCACCTTACATTTGGGAGTGTGCTTGCGGAGAGGGGCATTTATCCGAAGTTTTTGAGAAGCGCGGATACTTGGTCAAATCTACGGACTTAATTGATCGTGGTTACGGGGAAAGTGGTGTTGATTTTCTCCAATGCAACGAGCCATTTCCCGGAGATATTGTCACCAATCCTCCCTACAAGTATGCACAACAATTCGTTGAAAAAGCTCTCTCTCTTGTAAAAGAAGGAAATCATGTGGCGATGTTCTTGAAGCTCACTTTCATGGAAGGTCGAAAGCGTAAAGAACTCTTTATGAAATCTCCACCCAAAGTAATTTATGTATCCAGCTCCCGTCTCTTGTGTGCGAAAAACGGCGAGTTTCAAAAGATGATTGAGGGCGGCGGTTCCGCTGTTGCCTACGGCTGGTACATTTGGGAAAAAGGTTTCACAGGAAATACCACAATCAAGTGGTTCAATTAAAAGGAGGATTATTAACTATGGCTACTACCAAGAAGGCCGCTGAGACTGCGGCGGTGGATTATTCCACCATGAATGTGTTCCAGAAGTTGCAGCTTGCCCGTGTGCGCTTCCTCGAAGCGGGCGTGGACAAGAGCGGCAAGCACATGAAGCTCGAATATAAGTATTTCGAGCTGGCGGACATTGTTCCCAAGGCCGAGCAGATTTTCCTTGAAATCGGTCTGATGATGGTTCCGTCTATGTACGGCGACAAGGCGACCGCTCGTGTCTACAATGTCAATGACCGTGAGGACTTCATTGACTTTGTCGCACCGTACACCCCCATCGCCCCCATCGTGTCCAACGCGGGCAATCAGGTCACAAACGAAATGCAGGCGACCGGCAGCTCCATAACCTACATTCGCCGCTACCTGTGGCAGCTCGTTCTTGACATTGTGGAGCATGACAGTATCGACAGCGGCGAGTTTGACATGACTCCCGCTCCCGCTCCCGCTCCTGCCGTCACCAAGAAGCTCCCTGTGACCGCTGCACAGCGTCAGGAGATCAAGAAGGAACTGACCGGCGCTCCTGCTGGTGCGGCTACCAAGGAACAGGTCGGTACACTGAAAGGTCTGCTGAAAAAGCTCTTGGATATTGACGCAGAGCAGGAACAGTTCGTGCAGACCATCGCCATGAAGACCGAGGGCTTTTCCAAGATCGAAGCCGACAAGTGTGACGCTCTGATCGAGGGCGTGAACGATATGCTGGCTGGCTATGAGATGAAAGCGGCGAAGGAGGGCTAAAGTGTGGAATGGCTTGACGGCAACAAAATTCAGATTATTCCTCCCAAGCGTCCGAAGAAGCTGACCGGTACTCGCTTTGCTACTATCCTCGGTCTGAACCCGTGGTCTACGCCGTTCGAGATTTGGTGCGAAGTAACTCGCACCTATCAGAAGCCGTTCGAGGACACGATCTACACCATCGCCGGTAAGACCATTGAGCCTAAGCAGGCTGAGTACATGAAGCAGACCTACTTCATGAGCAATCTGGTCACGCCGACCGACATTTGGGGCAAAGACTACTTCCGTCAGACCTACGGTGACTTCTTCAAGGAAAGCCCCGTTCTCGGCGGTATGTGGGACTATTTGCTCTATGGTAAAGATGGTAAGCCCACCACCGTCCTCGAAATGAAGACTTCCAAGCGTGTCGAGGACTGGGAGGACGATATTCCTGAGTATTACGCTTTGCAGGCGGCGTTGTACGCTTACCTTCTCGGCGTGGACGAGGTTATCATGGTCGCTTCCTTCCTTGGGTTCAAGGATTACGACCATCCTGAGGAGTTTGTGTGTAGCGGTGAGAATACCATCACTCGCCCCTTCAAGGTGTCCGAGCGGTATCCTGACTTCGAGAAGAAGTATGTAAAGCCTGCCCTGAAATGGTGGAAGGACTATGTGGAGAGCGGCATTTCCCCTACTTTTGACGAGCGCAAGGACGCTGAAATCCTGAAAGCTCTCCGCACTAATAATCTGTCTCCTGAAACGGACATGGCGGCGCTGGTCAAGGAAGCCGAAGACCTGAAAGCCAAGCTGGACGCTCACGCCGCTGAGGTGACTGAGGACGAGAAGCGGTACAAGATCTTGACCGACATGATTAAGAAAGCCGCAATCGCTCAGTTCCGTGACGGTGACAAGAAAGTGTCTATCGCTGGCTCCGCCTATAATTGGGAAGTCAGCCGTACTTCCACCACGAAGATCGACAAGGACGCTATGGAAGCGGACGGTATTCTGGCGAAGTACACGACCACTGAGGACAGCTACCGCATTTCCCCAAAAAACATTAAGGAGGATTAACCTATGAAGTTTTCCAAGTTCGTGAAGTCCCTCGCCCCGGATGGCGGCGCTATCTACGAGTACATGGACGAACGCTGGCTTGCTTCCCCGTCCGTACTTATGCTCATTCCCGATGGTATCCGCAGCGTGACCGGGTACAGCAACGAGAAAATGCCCGAGGGCATTGGTCGCCTGATCTCTCAGGTCGGTTGCACCGAGTATGCCGAGTTGGTTAAGGCAATCATGCCCGAGCCGGACGGGGCAATCAGGGATTGTGTCCGCATCTTCGCTACGCTGGACAGCACCGTGACCCTTCCCATCACCAATGATGATTGGTCGCTGATCGAGAAGTCAGACTTCTGCGAAATTCTGTACGCTTACGATCTGGAAAGCGACAAGAGCGTACCGAAAGCCCTGCTGGTCAAACAGTACGCCAAGTACCCCGATGACGAAGACCAGTTGGTTGGTATCATCTTCCCCTGCGAGTACACAGAACAGCTCAATTTCTACGCCATGAAGGAGGACAAAAACAATGGCTAAAATCGGACTCACCGAGGGTTTTACCCTCATTCCCGAAGGTACTTATGTCTTTCAGATCACCGATGTGAAATACAAGGAAGACTTCGGCAAGCTGGAAGTCTATATGCAGACGCAGACCGGCAGCAAACATATCGAGCGTTTCTCCCTGCTGAAATCTGATGGCTCTCCCAACGAGGGTGCATACAACGCTTTCAGCTACTTCGCCAAGACCGCCCTCAACGACTTCGACCTAACCGAGATCGACCACACCGACTTGATTGGTCACTTCATCGAGTGCGATGTGGAACATGATGTTCAGGAGAACCAGAGGAAGCCCGGACAGAGCATTACCTTCGTCCGTTTGACGGATAAACGCCCCTCTGAGGGCTGGGACAGCTCTAGCGATACGGTAGCTGCCCCTGCTGTTAAAACCGCTCCTGCGGCTTCTCAGGCCGCTCATAAGACCCCGATGGATTTGGCAGCTCTCCTTGACTGATAGCGGGTGCGAGGGAGGGCTAAAATAAAACGCTCTCCCTCGCTAATGGTATGTTGAAAACTATGTTGAAAGTGAGGATAAGCTACAATGGCAGAAGCCTATTATTGTTCGCTCTCCAAGGTTCAGCACCACGCTGAAATCTGCAAGGAGATCAACGATCTTTACGAGCGTAAGAACCATGACTACGGTGACAGCTTTCACCAGACCTTCGTGGAAGAAGGAATGGCGATGGCTCGTATTCGGTTGGGAGATAAGTTCAGCCGCTTTAAGACCCTCTCCCGTGGCGGTGGGCAGAAGGTCAATGACGAGTCTATCCGAGATACCCTGATTGATCTCGCCAATTACGCCATTATGACTGTGCTGGAAATGGAGGTTGCGAAAGATGTTGCAGATCAAAACCATTCGGGATCGTCTGGACTATGCCTCCTTCTTTGACAATGAAGTAAATGCGGCTCTGCGTGACGGGTGGACTCTGAAAAAGAGAACCGTTCTACGGCCTATTGGCCAGTCTAAGTCCGTCTACGTTCACACGATGTTGTATGCAGAGTTGGAGAAGGAGGTCGCTGACGATGACGTTGAATGATTATCAGAAAGCCGCCGAGCGTACTTCCGGCAACCTGACCTCGTGGGATAAGGTTCGCAACGGCTGTTACGGTCTGAACGGCGAAGCCGGAGAGTGCATTGACATTCTGAAAAAGACCGAGTTTCAGGGTCATGACTTCGACCCGATGAAGATGGTTGACGAGCTGGGCGATGTTCTCTGGTATGTCGCACAGTTGGCGACCGGCTTGGGCGTGACCCTCGAATATGTGGCACAGCACAATGTCGATAAGCTGCTGGCTCGTTACCCTGACGGGTTCGACAGCGAAAAAAGTATTCACAGAAAGGAGTACGAAAATGCCTGACAGCGAATGGAGAAACAGTGTCCCCGACTTCGTAGATTTCATGGCATCTTCTGGCGATGAAGATTTGGTTTCACCTGATATGTTGAAGTATCTTTCATTAAACCACTTCTTTACTGCCCCGGCATCTACAAAATATCACGGGAATTATGAAGGTGGCTTGTTTGACCATTCCTTTGCAGTAGCGAAGTTCCTTGTCCGACTCACCGAGGACAATCGCCTGACATGGAAGAATCCTCGCTCTCCTTACATCGTGGGTATGTTCCATGACCTGTGCAAGATCGACCAGTACCGTCACCCGGCAAGTCACTTGATTACAGACGGTGTGACTGTCGTGAACTCATTCAAATGGGAGTACAACCCCGACACCCTCCTGAAAGGTCACGGCGATAAGTCCGTTATGCTTCTCTCTCAGTTTTACACGCTGACCGATGAAGAAATCATGTGTATCCGCTACCACATGGGCGCTTTCACCGACAAATCTGAGTGGAATGACTACACCAGAGCAGTCAGCCAGTACCCGAATGTGCTGTGGACACATCAAGCCGATATGCTGGCAAGCCATGTTGCGGGGGTGTAAGGCATGAAAATCATTGAACCTTCTGTGGAGCTTATCAACGCTCCCGAATATAAGATCCTCCTGACCACCATCGAAGCTGCTGGGCGTACTTGCTACAAGTCCGAGGATAAAATCACGGACGGAAGCGCAGAGAAGTTCGTCCGGGGCATTATCAAGCGAGGTCACGAAGCTGTCATTGAGCATGGCTCTCTCACTGTCCGCTTCATCTGCGACCGGGGCGTAAGCCATGAGATTGTCCGTCACCGTCTGGCGGCGTTTTGTCAGGAGTCCACCCGGTACTGCAACTACGGTAAGGAGGGCTTCGGTAGCGAGATCACCGTCATTCGCCCCTCTACGTTTGATAAAGAAGATTCTACATACCGGATTTGGCAACGAGCGTGTAAGCAAGCGGAGGTTGCCTACTTTGATCTGCTGGACGAGGGTTGTACCCCTCAGGAAGCTCGATCTGTCCTTCCGAACAGCTTGAAGACCGAGGTGGTCATGACCGCCGATATCAGAGAATGGCGTCATTTCCTAAAACTGCGGTGTGCTGCTGCGGCTCACCCCGATATGCGGGTCGTTGCAAATATGCTCCTGACCCTGTTGAAACAGACCTATCCAGTCTTCTTTGAGGATATTGAGTCATGAGGGTAAAGAAAGCTGGCGGCAAGGTGTTTGGTGCGGTCTTAACTGCCGCCGAGAAGAAAGCGATGGAGATGGAAATCAATCGTCAGATCGTGGAAGCCGACAGGCGCTACGCCGATGACATTGACGCTATGGTGCTTTACACCCTCCATGCCCACCTTGGTTTCGGCATGAAACGCCTGCGGAAGTTCCATGACGCTTTCTCCGCTGAGCATGACCGCCTTATCCAGTATTATCAAATGCCGGACGATTACACATGGCTCTGCAAGGAGATGTTGAAGCGTATCGGCGTTGATATTGAAGCATGGAACCGTGAAAGGAGAGAATCTAATGAAGCTGAAAAGCATTGACGGCAAAGTGCCGTATATCATGGCTGCTGGAAAAGACTTCGTGAAAGATGAAATGTCGCTGGCGGCGGCAGAGCAGATTTGCTCTCGTGGAACGCAGACCGCAAACAAGCTCTTTCCCGATTTCCCCATCTGCGTAGATGACAAGTTCTATTTTGCTGGAACCTCGACAAAGCCCAAGTCCAGCAAGGCTAAGACTCCTTGCGAGAGCTAACCATTACAATCTCCCTATGGTTTGTCATCATTATCACCGTTCTCTGTTGGAAAATGCCCACGGTTGAGGTTGAAGAACCTTCTCCCGTTGTCGAGGCGGTAGAGGTAGTCACCCCGGAGCCAGAGCCGGAGGTGACACCTCAGCCGTGGACAGACGAGGAAGTGATTGTACTGGCGAAAATGCTATGGGGAGAAGCCAGAGGGGTCAACTCTGACGCTGAGAAAGCTGCTTGTGTGTGGTGTACGCTCAACCGTGTCGATCATGGCTACGGCGATATTATAACGGTCGTGACTGCACCTGAACAATTCGTAGGGTACAATGCGAAAAATCCGATCGATGACGATTTGATTACTCTCTGTATAGATGTGTTATCCCGCTGGTATGCAGAGAGAGAAGGTCAGGTTGAGGTTGGTCGTGTCCTCCCCGCTGATTACTTGTGGTTTTCTGGTGATGGCGAGAGAAACCACTTCCGCAACGCCTACCGTGGCGGCGATAGATGGGACTGGTCTTTACCGAGTCCGTATGAAAGCTGAGGTAAGCCTATGAGCTATTTGAATATACCCGCTGAACTCCGAGAGGAAAAGGCATGGGTCAATGTATGGGAAGGGTCAAAGGTTCCCATGCAGGCCACTGTCAGAAAGGCGGCTTCTTCCTCTAATCCTGATACATGGTCAAATTATATTGACGCTGAACACAATGTCCAGCACGGCTACTATGACGGTCTTGGCTATGTGTTTCACGATACAGGGGTCGTAGGTATCGACATTGACGATGGCTTTACTGATGGGCTTCTAAACCCGCTGGCGGCTGATATTATCAGTCGTTGCCACTCCTACACGGAAAAGTCCAGAAGCGGGAGAGGGGTTCATATTCTCGTTCGTGGTGAGCTGCCCTTCAAGGGCAAGAACAACCGTGCCGCCGTGGAGATTTACAAGAGCAATCGGTACTTCATTATGACCGGCGAGGTTTTGATCTTCTCCGAGATCGTTGAAAACCAGTCAGCGATTGACTATGTGGTTGAGAAGTATTTTCCCGATGTTGTTAAGGACAATAATATCCCTATCAACGGTACCCGAATATATTCTCCCATCTACCGCCGCCCTGAAAACGGTAAGCTGCATTTGAAGCCTGAATACCCGCCTATCACACCGGGAAGTCGGAACCTCAGCCTGACTTCTCTGGCGGGTCAGCTCCATAACCAAGGATACACCAAAGCAGAGATTTACAAAGAGCTGTTGTACGCCAACTCCCAAGCCTGCAAGCCCCCTCTCCCGCAGTCCGAGGTCGAACTAATTGTAAATTCAGTGACGAGGTATAAAAGATGACTACTGGTATCCAATGCTGTTACAAATGCCCGGACAGGCATCCGGGTTGTCACGCCAAGTGCGAACGATATCAAAAAGAACACGCGGACTACTTGCGCCGTAAGGAAATCGAAAATAATCGGCGGAAGAAAATACGTGATCTTGATATCTTTGACCGCTTTAATTATTGGAGGTAAGCATGGAAAATGCGATTGACAAATATTGTCCGCTCAATCCGAGCGAAGATCAAGCCTTGTTATGTTCTGGCGAGAAATGCGCATGGTGGGACGAAGACTCGCAGGCTTGCCTCGCTGTAGCGCTGGTAAGAGCGATTAAGAAAAGGAAGTGAGAATATGGCTGATGAAATCACAACCGTCCCCGAAGAACAGGAGCTTTTTCAGCTTTCCAACGGTCGTTACATCATGGACGAAGCTCAATCCAGAGTGATGTTTCAGATTAAGGAAGCACAGCCTGAGCATAGCCACCCGATCAGCGGAACGGGGTATTCGTGGGACGAGTCCGGCATGGCGGAGCTGTTTTCCGAGTGCTACAAAAATGATACCCGCTACTGCCCCGAAGCGAAAAGCTGGTTTACTTACAAAGATGGTGCATGGCGCAAAGACACGGGTTCTCTGCTGGTCGCGGAGAAGATCAAAGAGTTCTGCCGCCTGATGGCTCTCTACTGTGGCGAGATCGCCAATGAAGAACGCCGCACCGAGTACATGAAGTTCATCGTGAAGATGGGCGACCGGCGTTTCCGTGACCGGCTGATGAAGGACGCTGCCAGTGTACTTCCCATCGCTTCGGCGGAGTTTGACGCAAATCCCTACCTCATTAACTGTAAGAACGGCACTTTCGACCTCGAAAAGATGGAGTTCCGGGAGCATGACTGGCACGACTTTCTGACCATGCAGACCAACTTCAACTACACCTTGCAGGACGCACGTTGCCGGCGCTGGGAGAAATTCATCGCAGAAGTCACGTGTAATGACGAAGACAAAGCCGACTATCTGCAAAAGGCGCTGGGGTACTCCATGTTGGGCGTGGCAAATGAGGAATGTATGTTCATTCTCCACGGCAAGACCACTCGCAACGGCAAGTCTACCATGCTCTCGGCAATTCACCACCTTCTCGGTGATTATGCTTCCGTGTCCCCCGTGTCGATCATCTGCAAGGCAGAACGCTCGAAGAACGCCGAAGCAGCGAACCCCATGCTGGCTTCCCTGAAAGGCAAACGGTTTGTCACGATGGCAGAGAGTAACCAGTATGGCAAGCTGGACGAGGAAACAATCAAGCAGCTCACAGGCGGCGAGGAAATCAAGGCTCGAAACCTCTATGAAACTGCCACGACCTTTCTGCCGCAGTTCACCCTGTGGCTCTCCTGCAACGATCTTCCCACCGTCAGCGACAAGTCCCTGTTCGCTTCCGACCGTGTGCGGGTCATTGAGTTCAACCGTCACTTTAGCGAAGCGGAACAGGACAAAAACCTGAAAAATGAGTTCCAGACGCAGGAAGCCATGCAGGGCATTTTCGCTTGGCTGGTCGCCGGATACTTCAAGTACAAGCGTTTCGGTCTGAAAATGTCTCCCGCTATGCGGAAGGTGGTCAACCAGTACGAGCGTGACAACGACCTGTGCCTGCAATTCCTCGAAGAACGCTGTGAGCAGGCCGAGGGAGTCAATATCCGCTCGAAGTCCCTATTTGACGCTTACAAGATTTGGTGCAAGTCCAACGGGTACTTTGCCTGTTCTGCCAAGCGGTTCAACGCCGACATGGAAACGCACCCCGAGTGGCACGGCGGCAAGGTTGTGTATCAGGGCTACCCCGTCTACAAGAACCTCAGACTGAAAGGAGCGTCCTAATGAGATGGATTAAATGCAAGAACCGACTGCCGGAACTTCACACCGATGTTCTCATGTTCTTCGACAACGGCAATGAACAAAACATGGCAGTTGGGTTTCTTGCCGATATTGATGAACACATCACTTCATGGTGCGCCTATTCTGATGGCGGCTGGTTTACAGATTGTGACGAGTCACCGTTGTATTGGTCGCCATTACCGAAATATCCGAGGGGGTATAACATCAATGATTGCCACCAATGAAGAACTCGCCCTGCTGGAAAAGTGGAAGCGAAAACTCTGCTTACGGGAGTGGCGGATAAAGCTGTTGACCCACCTCCGCCCCGAAGAAATGACGATGAATGATGCAGCAGGCTGTACCGAGTGGTCAGAAGCAATTAAGACCGCTCGTATTGAGATCATCAACCCTGCCTGCTACGGCGACCGCATTGTGCCGTTCGATTTTGAAAAAACATTGGTGCATGAGCTGTTGCACCTGAAATTCTCTTTCTGGTGTCAGAACGAAGATGATGTTGGGGATAGAGTCATGCACCAGATGATTGACGATCTCGCAAGAGCTTTGACGGAAGGGGACAGCCAAGAGTTTGACTTTACGCCGGTGGTGCATGGGCGGTGGATTCGACCACACTGGAAGAACAGTAATTATTGCTGTGACTGTTCGGAATGCGGCGGGGAGGCAATGCACAGAGACTATCAGTGGGATAAAAATGGCATCTACCCTATCTGCCCCAACTGCGGGGCGAAGATGGACGGAAGGGGACAGTGATGAAGACTGAGAAAAAGAACCTCCGCCGTATTTCCATCGTAGTCACGGCACAGACCAAGGGCAACCTTGAACGGCTGGCAGCGGTCTGCGGTTACTCGGAGATCGGTCGAGTGGTTGACAAACTCACCCGTGAGAAGATGATCTCCCTCCACAACTTTGAAAGGAAGGAAAGGCATCATGGGTAACGAAAAATGGGGAAACTACACACAAGAGTTTGAATTTACGCCGGACGCAGAAGAAATCAAAAACGTACAGGAACTTTTGGATCGACCGTACTCTTGTACTGATTTTTCACCGGCTGCTCGATGTGCAGTACAGATGCTCTTAAAATATGCGCGTGAAGAACACTTCCAGCACCTTAAATTTAAATCCAATTTTTTGGAACTGAATGAGGACTGCGCAATTTATGAAGAGATGCTCGTGCATAAAGATAGGATGATCGACGACCTACGCCAGCAGTTATCGTTTATGCGGCAGGCGATGCAAGATATGGGGGTGTAAGCATGGACGTGGCAGAACTTTTTAGCGAATGCCGGCGGATGTGTGAATCGTCCAATGATTGCGCAAAGTGCCAGTATCACGGTAACAAATGTGATAACGCCATTGAGCTTCTCGAAAAAACCGTTTCGGTGGTGGAACAGTGGTCGAAGGAGCATCCGCGCAAGACGCGGCAAAGCGTGTTTCTGGAGCAGTGGCCAGAGGCAAAGATTGAAGATGGTGTGTTACAACTATGCCCCTGCATGATTTCCGCGTCGCACAGAAACACACAAGGTGACTGCGCAACCACACAGCGTCAATGCTCTGCCTGCTGCCGCGAGTTCTGGATGCAGGAGGTGGAGTGATGGGTTGCGATACTTGTGTATTTTACCCGCCAAGCGCTTGCGACGGTAAACCGTGCTGCGTGTGTGACACTGACGATGTATTGTTTAACTGCTATCAACCAGCTTCCGAAGATGGTGGAGTGTTGACTGAGACGCGGGGGGTGCGAAAATAATGCTTTGTGATACTTGTATTAACGCACGCGCCATCCTGTCCGAAAACGGTTGGCATCGTGTGTGTAGCTTGTCAAGCAAGTCAGCTTTGAGATGTATTATTGGCGAGAAAAGTCAATATATAAAGAATTTTGCGATGTGCGATGGTTATCCGCATAAAGAACGCCGATGAAGCACGGAGAAAGGAAAGAAAATGATTAACGCAAAAGGCGAAGTTATTTATACAAACGCAGAAATCGCTTACGAGCTTGGGCTTTCACCGGCAACGGTTAATGCCATTGGGAGGCGGCTGTTTGGCAATGGACGAATCCCGCATTGGACACTTAATGACGCGAAGCTGATTGTTGAGTACATCAAGTCTATTTCCGTCGAAGAAGATGCGCGAAGACTGTCCGTTCTGCATGACGCCGTGCATGAAATCATGGGAGATTGCAAGCTGGATGATGCCGACACAAGAAAACGTGTAGGCAAAGATATTCATCCTGTTCCGAAAGGAGGAAGCGCAAAATGGTAATGACAAAGGGCGAGAGTATGCGCAAAGCACGTAATCGGGCTAAGTTGTCAGCAACACAACTGTCGCGGATTTCAGGTGTGCCCGCAACTACGATCTACGCACTGGAACGTGGCACGGCGCGAAATGGGCGAATTGATACAATCGAGCTGCTTGCGGATGCATTGCGGATCAGTATTGACGAATACATCGGACGCCGCCGTTAGGTGATAAAGGTGATAAAGGTGAGTGTTTTTGCAAAGACTTTTTTCAAATTGGCGTGTTTTGAAAAATTGTTTTTCGTATTTTAGGTGAGTTAGGTGAGTAATCGGGCATAAATGCCTATAACTCTCTCTTATACGCGCGTATATAGAAATAGTTATAGGGAAATGCACCCGATTACTCACCTTTATCACCTTGGCGATTTTGAAAGGAGAAAATGACTATGGCAGATGAAATTGTGGAAAAGCGCGGTCGTGGCAGACCGAAAGGTACTGGCGGTAATAAACGGCCTGATAGTACGGCACAGCTTCAACCGGGAGATAATCGGAAGTTTCTTGAACATGATCTGAAAATGTGGGACTGGCCTGCTGTGGATATGACCAAGCCGAGAGCTGTGGCTGAGCGTATTGGAAATTACTTTCGGATTTGTGCCGAAGATGATATGAAGCCCTCTGTTGCTGGTATGGCATTGGCGTTTGGGGTTGATAGAAAAACTCTGTGGTGTTGGTGTAATGGTGTGGATAGCGCCTATATCCCCACCGAAAGTCGTACCACACTAAAAAAGGCGTATCAATTTTTGAACGCTCAGATGGAGAACTATATGCAGAACGGGAAGATCAATCCGGTTGCCGGTATTTTCCTAATGAAGAATAATATGGGCTATGCGGACAAGCAGGAGGTCGTGTTGACACCCAACCAGCAGCTCGGAGATCAGGTTCCCGCTGAGGACTTGGAAAAGAAGTACCTCGAAGATGTGATCGGAACGACCATCGACTCTGAGTCGGAAGACTGAGCGACTTTCCCGACTATGCCAACGACTTTCGACTTTGCGACTATGGTTTACGACTATGGTCAGCGACTTTTGAAAACAGCCCAACGACTATGACAGAGCTGCCGGTTTCCCGCTCCGGGAGATCGGCGGCTCTTTCGTCCTCCTGGGCAGGCGGCGGCAGGCCGTCCCGCTCCCGGCCAATCGGCGGCGTGAGCGTTGTCGGGGGTTCCGGCCTGATCGGGACGGCGTTTTGCCCTTTATAATGTATAGTACATTTTCTTTTGAGTTTTCGGACGGTGTAAAACATCAAGAAAAAACTTGAATTATTTTTAGAAATCCTATTGACATTCAAGTTAAAACTTGATATACTCCAATTATCAAGTTAAAACTTGAAATTGAAAGGGGTTTTTACAATGACAGTTAAACAGTTGTTAGAAAAAACTTGCAATTCGGTTGTTATCGTGGACGGGTCGCACAAATACCCGGTGTCCGTATGGGGCTTACTTTATAACGCTTTTGGTGATTGCGTGGTAAATGATATTCAAATCGGATCGGACGGCGACACATTGGAAATCACGCTGAAACAGCAGCTTGTGCGGGAATAAGAAAGGAATTTACATTGTGAAAAAGATTTTTGATTTACCCGTTTGCGGTTCTGATCGGGCAAAAAGTTTTTACGGAAAGGCGAAAATCATTGAAACGGAAAACGGCGAAAAAGTTTTACAGTCCTATAATACTTTTGTTTGCCGTATTACGGCGGCGGGGCGGTTCGTTCGTATGTGGGGCGGTTATTCTGCTACTACAATGCGCCATGTGAATAGTTTTCTTTCGTTCTATGATATGAACGGCGGCGGGAAATCGTGGTGGAATGCGCTTCCAGTGGAGGAAAAGCCCCGTTACAGTATGGCGGCAGATATGACCCCCGCCGAAAGTTTGAAAGCCATGTATAACCGCCGTGCGGCTAACAGCATGAATTATTGAAAGAGGTATACCAAATGAAATTTAAGACAACACAGAAGGAAATCCGGGCAAATTACAATAAAATTATTTGTGTTCCCTATTGCGGATTGCAGACCCTTTTAAGCTATGAAAGCCCGGTTGCGTATACGGTACGCCGGGAAGGATGGGGCGCGGATATTTACGATATGGGCGGCGGGGTTGCCATTGTAACTGGATATGCCCCATTCGGAAATATTCGCCCGCCCTATGAATTGCGGGAACGGTACGAAACGCAGGCCGAAAAAATCCGTTTTATTTCTAACAGCCTGTCAAACTGGAACGGAACACGGGACGAAAAAGCGGAATTGCGGAAATTGCAAGCGGCATTTATTGCGGAGGTAACACGCCATGAATAAACGGGAATATTGCGAAAGCCGGGAAAGCATTGCATATTATAGCGGCTTGAATGGACTCGAAATAAAGGGCATTGAATACGGTATTGACGATTATATTTATTGTGTATCCGGTTGTTGGGGTGGTGGTTGGTGTAATGGGAAAAATGCAAAGCGTTTTCACCGTTGTAAAATCTACTACCCCGTGAACGGGAAAGATAGCGCATTTTTTCGGGTGCATGGGTACAAAATTCCATTTGGCGAATGTATTAGAATGGGGGTTTAATTATGAATTACATTTTCAAAACAACGGCAACAATGAAAGAATACAACAATAAAAAGTGGTACATTGACGGCGGTATTGTTTCAGATATGCACATAGATGCGGATAGCGTGGAAAATGCGCTTGAAATTTACCGGGAACGGGTGGAAGAAAAGCACGGCATTACCATTTCCAAAAATGCTATTAAAAACAAGTCGGAAATGTTCGTTGATCTATCAGGCGGGGGCGTAAAACAAGTTGGCTATGTTATCACGGGCAAAACAGAATTTGACAAGGGCGATTATACCGGATACAGCACACAATATATTGATCTGTGGGTAACAATTCTAACCGTTGTCGATACGGTATTTTAACGGGGGTGTAAAGTGTGTATTTAATTCTTTTGTTGCTTTTGCTGCCGGTGCAAATTTTGATTGAAATATTGAAATTGAATAAGTGAATGCCGCCCCGGTGCTATTCCGGGGCGGTTATTTTTGCGCTTTTTCGGCCTGATTTGGGCGGCGTGAATGGGTGGCGGGGGCGGGGGATATGTCAGCGGCAGCGAGGGCGGGGTGAGCCGAAAAATACCCGCAAAAAATAAAAAGGTAATATTCAAGAAATATCTTGACAAGTTAAAACTTTAATGCTATCATTCTCTCAGAGGTGATAATTATGACTTCCAAAGAAATTGTAAACAATCTCATGCAAGCACAAGGGGTAAGTAACGCTGAAATGGCAGCTAAACTCAATTTGACACAAGCTGCCCTTTGGGACAGACTCAACCCCAAAAAGACTAACAACATGACCGTTAAGAAGTTCAACGAAATGCTCAAAATGCTTGACTACAAAATTGTGGCGGTTCCCAGAAAAACCCGTCTCCCGGAAGGAGGTTTTGAAGTTGAATGACACATTAAAGCTGATTGAAACCCGCGCCATCAATGATACCCTCGTCAATGGGTATTACGGCAAGAAAGAAGCATGGTTCACCCGTGATGAAATCGGTTCGGTTCTTGGTTACGCTGACCCCCGGCAGTCCATAGCAAATATCCACAATCGTCACAAAGAGCGGTTTTCGGATAAATCAGTCCAAATCAATTTGATTTGCACTGATGGAAAAAGCTATGACACTACCGTTTATAATTTCAAGGGCGTTATGGAGATTTGCCGTTGGAGTAAACAGCCGAAAGCTGATATGGTTATGGAAGCACTTTATGACATGGCTGAGTCCGTTGCTCGTACCGGCTTCTATTCTGTTCTTCCCGATCAGGAACTTATTGACCTTCTTGTGAAGCGTCAGAGCGAGAACCCGACCCTCCTTCGAGAAGCAGCCGTTGACTTAAAGTCTAAGAAAGCTCTGGAATATCTTGCTCAGGACGCACAGCTTAGAGAATTGTGGAAACAGAGAACTGAACTCCCTCTTGGGGAGTATAAAAGCAGACTCGATGTTATTTGTAATGGCAACTTCACCCTTCTCAACAAGGAAACCAAGAAATACGAGAAATGGTACACCGCTTTTAAGGCTCGCAAGGTAGATTATAGCTTGTAAGCTATTAGAGTGCATAAACTCTCTATATACGCGCGTACTAAGAGAAAGTTATATAACTCAATAGCTTGTGAGCTATTACGGAAAGGAGAACGACATGACAGTAAAAGAAATCGTCTATCTGCTGTCTACGAAGCAAGGATTGACCCAAGGTGAATTAGCCAGTAAAATCGGCTACACCAATCAGGGAAGTGTTGCTCGTCCTCTTTCCCGTAATGGCGGAATGACCATGCAAGTTGACACACTCATTCATTGGTTGGAAGCTCTGGACGCTCAAATTGTTATTGAACCTCTTGACGGTGATGACGGTTATATCTTAGATGGGGAGAAAGAGTTATGAGATGGGGATATGGTCGAGTAAGTTCTAAAGGACAGCGGCTCTATGGTATGTCACTTGAAGATCAGCTCGAAAAGCTGATGGCTCTTGGTATCGACCACGAGCATATCCTATTGGACACGTACACTGGCACGAAGATCGACAGGCCGAAGTTCAACGAAGTCCTCGCTAAGTTGAAACCCGGTGACGAATTGGTTGTGTGCAAGCTCGACCGCTTTGCCCGCACCGCTCCCGAAGGAGCCATGCTGGTTCGTGACTTGGTGGAACGGGGTGTTAAAGTCAATATTCTCAACATGGGCGTTGCAGACAATACCCCGATGGGAAAAGTCATGGTCACAGTCATGCTTGCGTTTGCCGAGTACGAGCGAGATATGATCGTTGAAAGAACCAGCATGGGTAAAGCTATGAAGCGTGAACATGACCCCGATTGGCGGGAAGGTCGTAAATTAAAAGAAATTGACAACGAGCAGTTTGAAAAACTCGCTCAAAAACAAAAAGACGGTCTTATTACCGTGGCGGACTGTTGCCGGGAGCTTGGTATCAGTCGCTCCACATGGTATGACAGGATGAGAAAGGCTGGGTGAATATGAAGTCAAAGAAGAAAAGGCGTTGGCTTTGGATTGTCGTAATTATTATCGCAATTAGTTCGATAATCGCCGTCTTCGGGCAAGACGATGGCTCAACGGGGAATAGCGATTCCAAAATCGAAGTTACTCCTACACCCGAGCCTCTAACGAACGAAGTGGGTACGGCCACCTTCGATGAGATTTATAGAGCCTATAAAGATAACGAGCTGGTGGCGGATGATTTATACCAGTATAACCGTTATCGAGTAACGGCAAAAATTAACGGAATGACCAATGACGGGTTGTTCAATCTAACAGGCGGAGCAACACTAACGTTAGAGAAACGGGTCGGTAACACTATCGTTTTTTTCTACGCGGAGTTCGAGAAAGAGCAAGAGGAAAATCTAAAGACAGTCAAAGTTGGAGATACTATCACGTTTGAAGGTAAGTGTCTTGATGCCGGGAATTGGTCGGAATGTGAGTTGGTTACACCATGAAGTTCTTTCTTAATATCATCGAGTATTTTTTGATAATCAGCTTTATTTTGCTGGTTTTGGCGTTTGTGATACCGAAAATTCTATAATCGGCTTCTGCGGGGGGCAGGAGTGACAGCCATGACGGGCTATCTGTGTAGAAATACACGGGTAGCCCGTTTCTTCGTTGGAAAGGAAATGTACATGAATTATGAAAAACTCTCCGGCTCTATCCGAGCCGTGATCGACCGCCGACCGGGAGATAATGGAGCGTACAGCGACCTCTTTTCTCTGTGCCGGGAGTGGGAAACCGAGGATTTCTCGGCAGCACATAAGGTGAACAAGGAGCTGCTGGCGCTTTCCGCAGATCAGGTAGTTCGCGGAGGCGGAGCGAAGTTCTATGAGCAGTGGCGGCGGTGTCTTCTCTTTGAAGCGCCCCATGATTTTGACTCTTTCATGACCTACATCGAACTCGACCGCAAGCCGGAAAAGCGGTTCTATGCCCCCCGTAAGCACTATCTCAGGCCGATGGTGCAGGGGTTTCAAGATGTTCTGGACGGGAAGCTGCGCCTTTTGACGATCTCCATGCCGAAACGAGCGGGCAAGTCACAAACGGGTATCAATTTTGTGAATATGCTCTCCGGCAAGTTCCCTGACCGCTCGACCCTGATGGAAGGGACAGGCGATGACCTTGTAAAGAGCTTCTACAACGGCTGTCTGGAATACCTGACAGTCCCCAACGAATACCTGTTCTACGATGTGTTCCCGGACGCACGGCTGGTACAGACCAACGCTGATACGAAAACGGTGAACCTGAAAAGCAAGTCCCGTTTCCCCACAATCATGTGTCGTTCCATTGACGCGCGACAGGTGGGCTTGTCTGAGGCCACCAATGTCCTCTACCTCGATGACTGTGTGGAAGGTCGTGAGGAAGCGAAGAACCGCCAGCGGCTTGATGACAAGTGGGAAGTGATCTCTGGCGATATCATGGGTCGTGCCATTGAAGGTACGCCGATGGTCTTTACCGGCACTCGCTATTCCCTGTATGACCCCATCGGTCGTGTGCAGGAACACGCTCAGCGGGAGGGCTGGGCTTGGAGAGCGATTGAGATACCCGCCCTCGATCTCGTGACGGACGAGAGCAATTATGAATACGAGCGGGAGGGCAAGAAGGTCTTTACCACCGCCTATTTTCGGGAGCAGCGGGAGCTTCTGAGCGCAGAGCAGTTTGAAAGCGAGTTCCAGCAACAGCCTTTTGAAGCGAAGGGTCTGCTGTTCAACAAGGAAGAGCTGAACTATTTCTTCGAGCTGCCGAAAGACCGTGACCCGGACACCATCATCGCCGTTGGCGATACGGCGGAAAGCGGCTCAGACTCGACCTCCATGCCGGTGGCAAAGATTTACGGCAGCGATGTGTATATCGTTGATGTGGTCTTTGATGACTCCCCCGCTGAGGTGACGAAACCGGAATGTGCCAAGTGCCTGATTGAAAATAAAGTTGCTTCTGCGGTTTTTGAGTCCAACAATGCCGGTCAGTATTATGCCAGAGATGTTGACCAGATCATTCGTGAGCGTGGGTACTCCGTTGGTATCCGCACGAAGCGCACGATTTCCAATAAGCAGACCCGTATCGAGTTCGCTTCCGACAACATCAAGAAGAATTTCTACTTCAAGCACCCTTCTACCTACAAGCGGGGCAGTCAGTATTGGAACTTCATGAAGGAAGTGACCACATACACCCGCTCCGGTAAGGTTCCGCACGATGACGCCCCCGATTCCCTCTCCCTGTTGGAGAACGAAATCCGTATGCTGTCCGGGGGCAAGGTGGAGGTTTTCAAACGGCCTATTTGAGTCCTTTACTTTCGTTGTAGCGAATGGTATAATTAAAAGTTTGCTATTGACAAGCATTGGAGAGTTTGATACAATGATAAGAGAGAAAATGGGTAGAGGGGAGGTATTCTGCCTTGGGTCATTTCGGTCGTAAGAAAATCTTTACTGATGTGACAGAGATCACACGGGACAATGTTCTGGAAGTGTTGAGAAAGGCACTTATCACGCATTGGTCGAACAAGGCGGATATGGAGTACCTCTACGCTTACTACAAGGGTAGACAGCCGGTGCTGAACCGCCAGAAGGAAGTTCGCCCGGAAATTAAAAATACGGTGGTCGAGAACCGTGCCAATGAGATCGTGTCCTTCAAAGTTGGCTACCTGATGGGCGAACCTATTCAGTATGTCAGCCGAAGTGACAACAAGTCAGTTGCCGACAAGATCACCACTCTGAACGGCTACTGCCTTTCCGAAGATAAGGCCGCAAAGGATAAGGAACTGGCAGATTGGTTTCACATCTGCGGCACAGCATACCGCATGGTGCTTCCTGACAGCGTGTTTGAGAAGGAAAGCGATGAAGCTCCCTTCGAGATTTACACTCTCGACCCTCGGTTTGCTTTCGTGGTGTATGCCAATTCCATCGGTGAACCGCCCGTAATGGGTGTGAAGTACATTAAGCGGTCGGACGGTGCGGTGATTTACAGCATTTATACGAAAGACCGCTATTTCGAGGTTGAAAACCAGAGCATGATCGTCCGGGAAGAAGCTCAGTCGCTGGGTATTCCCATTATCGAATACCCAGCGAACAACGCCCGGTTGGGTGCTTTCGAGATCGTCCTTCCCTTGCTGGACGCTATCAATACGGTGGACAGCAACCGGCTTGACGGTGTAGAACAGTTTGTTCAGGCGCTCATGCTGTTTCACAATGTTGATATTTCCGGCGATGATTTCTCCAAGCTGCGGGACGAGGGTGCGATTAAGTTCAAGGACATTGACCCGCAGTATAAAGCGGAGATCAAGTATCTGACTTCCGAGCTGAACCAGAGTCAGACACAAACGCTGGTCGATCACCTCTATAACACGGTACTGACGATCTGCGGTATGCCGAACCGCAATGGTGGTACTTCCACCAGCGATACCGGCTCTGCGGTCATCATGCGTGACGGTTGGTCGGCGGCGGAAGCCAGAGCAAAAGACTCCGAGCTGATGTTCAAGCTCTCCGAAAAAGAGTTCTTGAAGCTGGTTCTGCACATCTGTTCCGATCTGAGTGATCTGGAATTGAAGTTGTCGAACGTAGAGGTTCGCTTTACTCGCCGCAATTATGAGAATATCGCTCAGAAAGCAACAGTATTGACTACTATGCTTGCCAATCCGAAGATTGCCCCTGTTCTGGCCTTTACACATTCGGGTATGTTCAGCGACCCGCAGCTCGCGTACCGTATGAGTATGGATTATGCTGAGGAACAGGAGAAAAAGGCCGCTGAACTCACAACCAAGCAGAAGGAGGTTAATCCTGATGGAGAAGGAAATCCGCCTGACCCCAGTGGCGGTCAGAAAGATTGAAGAAATCTTGACTATGGGAAAGACCGTTGAGATTGCACAGCGGAACGAGAAAGTGGTTGTGTGGGCGGTCAGCAGCAAAAAGAAATATGAACAGCCTATCGCATAGGCGATAGGGACAGCCATTACGGGCTACCGATACCGAAAAGGTATTGGTAGCCCTTTTTCTTTTGGTTTAATCGCCGTAAGGCGTTGAATAGGCAGAGAAGCCTTAAATCACAAAACGGAGAGAACCGTAAACACAAAGGTATAGTGCGGAGATGCACTCTAAAAAGCGCAGAAAGGAACGATTGTATGGCAAAGATTGATGTTTCCACCATTGAAGGCTTTGCGAATATGACCGCAGAGCAGAAAGCGGAAGCCCTCGCAAACTATGAGTTTCCCGATCCCGATTATACCGGCTATGTGAAGAAAGATGTCTTTGACAAGACTGCTTCCGAGCTTGCGTCTTGGAAGAAGAAGCACAATGAGCTGCTCTCTGAGGAAGAACGCAAGAAGCTGGAAAATGAGCAGATGCTCGAGGAAATGAAGAACAAACTGGCGGGATTGGAAAAGGAGAAGACCGTTTCCAGTTACAAGGCGAGTTTCGCCGCACAGGGTTATCCTGAGCCGCTGGCAACCGAAGCCGCTACCGCTATGGCAAATGGTGAAATGGATAAGGTCTTTGCTGCACAGAAGAAGTTTCTGGAACAGTATGAGAAAGATGTAAAAGCCAAGGTTCTGAAAGACACCCCCAAGCCTCCTGCCGGTGGTAAGGGCGGCGAGATGACTAAGGCTGATTTTCTGAAACTTGACACCAAAGCCCAGTTGGAGTTCGTCAAGGAACATCCTGACTGGCAGACAATTTTGAAGTAATTATGGAGGTATAACACTATGGCTTCTTATCTCGGCTTCCCGTTTGACCCTGAGCTGTTTAACTACAACTGGGCAAACGCAAAAGACCCCACCCTGACCGCTATGTTTGAGAGTGGCGCTGTCGCCCCGAATGCAGAACTGGCGCGGCTGATCGCCAACGGCTCTGACTTCTACACCCTGCCCTTCTACAAGGTCATCGGCGGTACTCCTGAGAACTACGATGGCGCAACCGATATCACCCTGACCGACCCCGCTGGCGGCGCTCAGAACGGCATTGTGTTCGGTCGTGCGCATGGCTGGAAGGAGAAGGACTTCATCGTTGACTACAACAGCGGCGCAGACCCCATGCAGCAGATCGTGGCTCAGGTGTCTAAGTATTGGCAGAAGCAGCGCCAGTCCATTATGCTGAAAATCCTCAATGCGGTCTTTGGCGTGACCGGCAGTGGTGAGTTTGCTGGTTGGGCGAACCACATCACCGACCTGTCTTCCGCTTCTACCACCGTTGGTGACGCAAACAAGATGGGTGCAACCACTATCGGTGATGCTATCCAGAAGGCCGTGGGCGACAATCAGGACGCTTTCCAGCTTGTGTTTATGCACAGCAAGGTCGCCACTAACATGGCTGGCCTGAAACTGCTGGACTTTCTCAAATACACGGACGCAAACGGCGTGGAGCGCCCCCTGCGTATCGGCACGGTGAACGGCATGACCGTGATCGTGGACGATGGCTGTCCCACTACTGCCGCTACCAGCGGTGAGGGTGCTAAAGCGGCGACCTATACCACCTATGTTCTTGGTCTTGGCGCTATTCAGTACGCCCCTGCCCCGGTGAAGGTTCCTTCCGAGCTGACCCGTGACGCTCTCAAAGGCGGAGGCTATGACGCTCTGGTGACTCGTATCCGCGAAACCATGCATCCCAACGGTTTCAGCTTTACCAAGCCCAGTTCTGGCTACACCGCTTCTCCCACGGACGCTCAGCTTGCGGCTTCCGGCAACTGGTCTATTGTGGCTGACCCCAAGACGATTGCGCTGGCGAAGATCATCACCAACGGATAAGGAGGTTCACCATGTTCTATGTTTCTGACGGGAAAGTGTATGTACGGGAGGGAGATCACTTCCGTAATGTAGGCTTTACCGCAAAGGACAAGGTGATTACTCGGTGTGAACTGGAAAGTACCTCTGTTGTGATGGGTACGGTGGTTGTTGATACCCTCGACAACCCCGTAGCCCTCACCCGTGAGGAAATCATCACCAAGTTCAATCTGTCTGAGAGCAATCCTATTCCGGTTATCAAGAAGTCTCGTAAGAAAACTGAGGAACCGGTAGCGTGACGGGAGGTGGAAAGTGTGACGGACGCTGAGAAGTTGAAAATGGTGAAAGCCATGACTGGCGAGACAGACGAGGGCATTCTTTCCACCTATCTCTCGATTGCTGGTGACAAGGTATGCCGCAAGGCATATCCGTATGACCCGGATGCGCGGCTTGTCCCCTACCAGTACGGTTTTGTACAGGTGGAGATTGCTGTGTATCTGCTGAACAAACGGGGGGCCGAAGGCCAAACCGCTCACAGCGAAAATGGCATCTCCCGTTCCTATGAAGACGGAGATGTGCCGCCTACGTTGCTGAGGGACATCGTTCCCTTTGCTTCCGTAATGGGAGGTTGAGCATGAAGACGCTGAACCGCAACAAATCGCCCTTCTGGTATCTGCTGTACGACCATAAGGTTTCTGCCAAGGATGAGTGCGGTAACGAGACTGGTGAGGAAATCGTGTTTTACAAGCCTGCTGTGGCGATGAACGCCAATATCTCGGCGGCGACCGGCTCCGCTCAGGTGGAGCAGTTCGGTAATTTCGCCGGGTACGACAAGGTGATCGTTACCGATGACCTGAGTTGCCCCATTGACGAGAATACCGTACTGTTCATCGACAAGAAGCCTCAGTATGACAAGGACGGGAAGCCGCTCTACGATTACATGGTTCGCCGGGTCGCCAAGTCCCTCAACTCTATTTCCTATGCGGTCAGTAAGGTGACGGTATCGTGAGTCAGACGATCAATGTTCCGCTCTCTGGGAGAGGGATTGAGCGGCTGATACGGGAAGTTGAAAATCGTAAAACTTGGCTTCGAGATCGTACAACGGTTTTTCTTGAACGCTTAGTTGCGGTGGGGGTTGGAATTGCTTCTGCGTGTTTCGATGACGCAGCCTATGATGGCACAAATGATGTTGTTGTATCTGCGGAATATCGAGGTGAAAATGCAAGGGCGATTGTGGCAGTCGGTAAAGCGGTTTTATTTATCGAGTTCGGTACAGGCGTGACCTACCCGGACAATCACCCGGAAGCAGAAGAACTCGGCATGAAACGTGGTGAATACGGTCAGGGTCACGGCAAGCAACACTCTTGGGGTTATTACGGCGACCCCGGCACGAACGGTGTACTGAAAGAAAAGAAGAACGGTGGGTTCGTGGTCATCACCCACGGCAACCCCGCCAATATGCCGATGTACGAAACGGTAAAGGAGCTGCAAGACCGGCTCACGGAAATTGCGAAGGAGGTATTTTCATGATTGATGTGGAGAGTCAAATCTACACTCCGATTGTGGAAGCCCTGAGAGCGCAGTTCCCCGGTATCTTGGTCAGCGGCGAGTATGTCAATGCTCCTACCCGTTTCCCCTATGTGAGCTTGGTGGAGCAGGATAACTACACTACAGAAGCTCACATGGACAGCGGCGATACGGAGAGGTTCGCTACGCTGATGTACGAGGTGAATGTCTACTCCGATAAGGCAGGCAGCAAGAAATCTGTTTGCCGAAAGATCATGAGGTTTGTGGACGATCTCATGTACGCCAAGAATTTCAGGCGTATTTCTCTGTCCCCCGTTCCCAATTTGGAGAACGCAACAATCTACCGTCTGGTGGCTCGGTACAAAGCCGAAACAGATGGAACTACTCTTTACAGGAGGTAAATGAAAATGGCTATTTCGACCTATAAAACCTTTCTGATGAAGAAAGGTGATACCGGCGATACTTGGAGCAAGCTGATCGACATCAAGGAGTTTCCCGACCTCGGCGGCGAACCTGAAATGCTGGAAACTACCACTCTGAGCGACAATATGCAGACCTACATCGCCGGTATCCAGTCCCTCGATGGTCTGTCCTTTACCGCCAACTACACGCTGGCTGATTTCCAGACCCTCAAGGCTTTGGAAGGCAAGAAGACCAGCTATGCGGTCTGGTTTGGCGGCACGGAGACCGCCGGTGTGGTCACTCCCGATGGCTCTAACGGCAAGTTTTCCTTTGACGGTGAGCTGTCCGTGTACCCCGTTGGCGGCGGCGTGAACGAAGTGGTGGACATGAACATCACCATCGCCCCTTCCACTCCCATCACTTTCTCCGCAACCTGAGACACCAACAATCGCCGTATTGATAAGGAGGATTTATCATGGCAAAGCAGTTGACCATCAATGACCCTACTACCGGCGTCACCTATACGCTGGAATACACCCGCAAGTCCGTCGAGACGATGGAGAAAAGCGGCTTTGTTGCCGAAGAAGTGGGGCGCAAACCGATGACTATGTTTCCGGCACTGTTTGCCGGTGCGTTTCTCGCTCACCATCGCTTTGTGAAGCGTGATGTGATCGACAACATTTATGCTCGCCTGACTCATAAGGACGAGCTGATCTCCGCTCTGGTGGAGATGTATAACGAGCCTCTGCTGAGTCTTCTGGATGACCCGGAGCAGCAGGAGGATAACGAGGGAAACCTGAGCTGGAAAGCCGGTTGGTAAGCGACCACCTTTCCGATAACGAGGGGGGCGGCGGCGATCAACGCCCAGCCGCCCTTTTTGCTTACACAGGAAAATTCTATGAAGTTTTTCCGTATTACCTTGCCATTGGTATGTCCTATGAACAATTTTGGGAGCAGGACTGTGACTTGGTGAAATATTACCGAAAGGCGGCACGAATTAAGCAAGATTTGCAAAATCAAGAGGCGTGGCTTCAAGGTGCGTATGTTTATGAGGCTCTTATTGATGCGTCTCCGGTTTTTCATTCTCTTGCGAAAAAAGGAACGAAACCTGTTCCATATCGTGATAGTCCGTATGAACTGTTCGGGCAGTCGAATACCAAGAAACGAAAAACCATCCAAGAGGAACATGACGAAAAGGCGAAAGCCTACATGGAAGCCTTTATGGTGTCGATCAATAAAAAGTTTCAAGCGAAAGGCGGTGACATGAATGGCTGACAATGTGGAGATTCAGGGGTTGGAGTTTCAGATCGTCAATGACAGTACGCAGGCGGTCGCAGGGCTTCAAAACCTAATTAACACGCTCAATCGTTTGAAAACCGCTACCAACGGCGGCGCAACGGGTCTGAGCAAGACCGCTCAGGGTATTCGGGAGCTTTCCAATTCTCTGAAAGGCTTGAACAGCGGTGACGCTTCGCAGAAGATCACCCGGCTTGCCAATGCGCTGACCGCTCTGAGCCGGGTTGGAAATGTGAAGATTTCTTCCTCCATCGCCAACCAGCTAACGGCAATCAATACTGCCATCGCTGGCCTGAAATGGACAGACGGAGACAAAGTGACAACCCTCGTTAATGGTTTGCTCCCCCTCTCCAATATGGGAAAGGCCAATCTAACCTCTTTCACGACTCAACTTTCGAAATTGCCGAAAGTGATTGAAGACTTGGAAGCGGCGGACATTGACAAGTTCACGCAGCAGATGACCGCTCTTGCCGCCGCCATGAAGCCTTTTGCCGATGAAATGCAGCAGGTGTCCAACGGTTTTTCGGCGTTCCCGTCCAAAATCCAAAAGCTGATTACCAGCACGGAGAAATACAACGCTTCGGTTAGTAAGGCGATCCCCACTACCGGGAAGTTCACGAGCGGATTGAAAGCGTTGAACGTTGCTGCTGTCGCAGTCGCTTTCCGCAAAATTAGTCATTTCATTGCACAGGCGGTCACGGAGTCTAATAAGTACCAAGAAGACCTGAACCTGTTCACGGTTGCCTTGGGGCAGTATGCAGGTGAAGCAAAAGAATATGCGGAAAAGGTATCCGATGTCATGGGTATTGACCCCGCACAGTGGCTCCGCAATCAGGGTATTTTCAATACGCTGCTGACCGGCTTTGGTGATACGGCGGAACGAGCGCAGCTCATGAGCAAAAACCTGACGCAGTTAGGTTATGACCTTTCTTCGTATGCAAATATTCCTATCGAAGACTCTATGCAGAAGTTGCAGTCCGGTATTGCAGGCGAGTTGGAACCTCTGCGGCGCTTGGGCTACGATTTATCGCAAGCAGAGTTACAGCAAATAGCACTTAACCTTGGTATCAAGGAAAGCGTTGCGAACATGACGCAGGCAGAAAAGGCTGAGCTGAGATACTACGCCATTATGACTCAGGTAACGAGCGCTCAGGGCGATATGGCTAGAACACTGCAAGCTCCCGCAAACCAGCTTCGTATCTTGCAGGCACAGCTTACACAGGCATCTCGGGCAATCGGCAACATCTTCATTCCGGCTCTAAACGCCATCCTTCCTTATGCGATTGCCGTAGTTAAAGCTATTCGAGAGATTGCAAACGCTATCGCAAATCTTCTCGGTTTTACTTTGACCGATGTTGATTACTCGAGCGTTGGGAAACTCGCATCCGGCACGGGAGCGGTGGCAGATAATCTCGGAAGCGCTGCCGGGTCGGCTAAAGAGTTGAAGAAATACATCGCCGGATTTGACGAGTTGAATGTACTTCCCTCGAACAGCAATGCCGGATCGGGCGGTGGCGGTGCTGGCGGTGCTGGCGGTGGTGGATTTGACTTCGATCTCCCCACCTATGACTTTCTCGGCGATGCGGTAGAAACTCGTGTTGATGAGATCAAAGATAAACTAAAACCACTTTTGGTAATCGCTCTGGCAATCGGGGCGGCATTCGCGGGTTGGAAAATCGAGAAAAAGGTTACTGCCGCAATCGCCGCATTGAAAGCGGGGTTTGCCACGTTTGCTAGTTCGGGCGCAGGTCAAGCGATCCTTTCAAAACTCGCAAGTTGTGTCGCGGGAGTTGCCTTACAATTTAACGCGGCTGGCGGCGGAGTAAAAGGATTTTTGTCTGTACTTGGGATGGTTGCCAAGGTTGCTGCTCCTGCTGTTGCAATTTTGGTAGTAGTCATTGCTACTCTCAAGGTTCTTATTGAGAGATGGAACGACATTAAATCGGCAGTGGCAAACACCTTCGGAAAGCTGAAAGTTGGAGAGCGCTTGCAGGCGCTCAACGACAAACTGAATCAGCTAGGTGAAAAACTTGGTTGGGTTGACGGCTTTTGGAATGGCCTGAAATCTACTATCGGTAGCCTCATGAATTTCATCGGTGAAGTAGTAATCACAGTTGTCGGAAGTTCTTTGATCGGGCTATTTAATGGTCTGGTTGGTGTGCTGGACGGCGTAGTCACTGCGATGACCGGCGTCGTTGATATATTCACGGGATTCGCACAATTCTTGAAGGGTGTATTTACTGGTGATTTGGATTTGGTTAAGAAATCCTTTGCCACTTTCGGTTCCGGTATTTCTAAAATCTTTTCAGGTGTGATTGATGGACTTGTAAATGGATTCACGGGTTGGGTTTCCGGTGTCATCGAGGGAGTCACAAATCTGGGTGGTACTCTTCTTGGAACTCTGATTCCCAACATTGTCAACGGTGTTGCTACCTTTTTCAGTAATCTTTGCGCGGACATCGCTCGGTTCTTCACGAATGCTTGGAATTCCATTTGCGCCCTGTGGTCAACCGTAGGCAATTGGTTTAACACCAAAGTAATCACTCCGGTCGATACTTTCTTCTCAACGCTCGGAACTAAAATCGCTGCTTCTTTTACGACCTCATGGACGAAGGTTAAGACTGAGTGGGGCGCTGTGACGGATTGGTTTAAAAACAAAATCATCACCCCGGTGCAAACGGCATTCGGGTCGATGTGCTCATCGGTCGGTGGATTTTTCGTTTCGCTTTGGGACAAAATCGCAGGCGTATTCTCGGGAGTCGGCGGGTGGTTCCAGTCAAATGTGGTTGGCGCTATCAATTCAGCCTTTAGAGCGTTGGTAAATGGCGTGATTAGTTTGCTGGAGCGAATGCTAAACGGTATTATCCGACCGCTGAATAACTTCATCGGGAAAATCAATTCAGTGCTGAGTATCGTTGGCGGAGGTATTAGTACCATCTCTTATGTCAGTATCCCAAGATTGGCTAATGGCGGTTTTGTGGATGAAGGACAGCTCTTTATCGCGCGTGAAGCAGGGGCTGAGATGGTTGGACGCATTGGAGGAAAGACGGCTGTAGCAAACAACGATCAGATTGTCGAATCTGTATCGCAAGGTGTGTACGAGGCAGTGCAGAGGGCAAGCGGTGAAACGAATTCGGGCAACAGTCGCCCGATCACTGTAATTGTGCAGATGAACGGTAAAGAATTGTTTAGGCAGATGGTTGACGAAAACAATGCCGCCATCCGTGCAACCGGATTTAGCCCACTGTTGGCGTAAGGAGAAATTATGGCAATTCTTACAATCACAAAGGCAGACGGGACTTCTGTCCCTCTGCCTGACCCCGCGCAGTTGTCATGGAGCATTCAAGACATTGACGCTGACGGGACAGGCCGAAATCAGAATGGCGACCTATTCCGAGACCGGGTTGCAATAAAGAGGAAACTAACTCTCTCGTGGCCTCCAATGACCGCGGCGGATATGTCTACTTTGCTGAACGCCGTCACGGATACCTTTTTCACGGTTTCATATCCCGATGCGCTGACCGGAGAAACCCGAAGCATGACTGCTTATGTGGGCGACCGGACTGCTCCTATGTATAGCCTCATCAACGGGGTCTATCTGTGGAACAGTCTATCCATGAATTTTATTGAAAGGTGAAGCGCCATGTACACTGTGACAGAATCCTTCCATGAAGCGTGTAAATCGCCGGGAAGAAGTATCACTAGTAAAATCACATTTAACGGTGTCAGTGAGCTTGCCGCTTCTGAAATTCAGGAAATTGTTGTTTCTGAACAGTGCGGATCATCGGACGGTGTAACGATCGGAGCGTCTTTTTCCTCGCAATGCAAAGTGACGATTTATAAGCAGACTCCCGCGCTCCCCCTAAATGGGGCGTATTTCGCCCCTTCTGTCGGAGTCATTCTCCCCGGAGACGGCGGAACTGTATACATCCCGAAAGGCGTATTTTACGTTCCCTCTGACGGCGTAGAGAATAGCGGCAACCTGTGTCTAACGATTACCGGTTATGACCGCATGGCGACACTGACTGATGAATATACCCCTACCATCAATTTCCCGGCCACTCCGAATGCGATGTTGACCGATATCTGTCTACAGGCAAACATCACTGCTCCGGAAGTTGCTTTCCCGGAGATGGTAATTTCCAATCCTTATACGGGTACAATCCGTCAGCAATTGGGATGGTTGGCAGGGCTAATTGGTGCGAATGCGAAATTTGACGCGGCAGGTCAGTTGGTTTTTCATAAATACTCCGAGGGTATTACCGTAGGGCTTGACGCTCAATATCAGAATGGTTTGAAAAAGACAGCCGACGATCGATTCACAATTCAAGCGCTTGTCACCGGCACGGAAGATAATCCGATTACTGTCGGGACGGGAACTAGCATTTCGGCAACAAATCCATATATGACGGAAGCGGTTGCCGCCTCGGTGCTTGAACAGATACAAAGTCTGACTCTGATGCCGCTGGAAGTAAAGTGGCGTGGAGACCCGTCCGTTGAAGCCGGTGACATTATACACGTTATCGACAGTACAGACCTTGACGGAGGCGGTCTGCCTGTTTTGGTTATGTCGCAGGAGTTGCGAGTTAAAGGCGGCATGAGTGCTACCACTATTTGTTACGGCACACCGGACTCAAACTATACTGTCGAGAACCCCATCATTCAAAAAGTTAAACGCGAGTATGCGGGGCTTGCAAAAGCAATGCAGGACGCGACCGAGCGCATCATTGGTGCAAAGGGTGGATATTGGGAAGTCCTCTATGACGAAAATGGATATCCTACTGGCTGGATGGTACGTGATACCCCAACAGTCGAAGATAATACCCGCCTGTGGCTGATGAATATCAACGGGCTTGGATACTCCAAAGACGGAGGGAAAACGATTAGCGGCGTAGCGTTGACGATGGACGGACAAATCAATGCGAATGCTATTACCGCCGGTCAAATGTCAGCAGAGCGCGTTACTGTAAACGGGCAAACCCTCTCCGATTTTATTGATATCGGGATGGATGATGACGGGCACCCGGTTTTAAGAATCGGCTCTTCGGTATCCGAAATTACGCTCAGGGAATACAACGACAAAATTGGCTTCTATGATACAAACGGACTGCTCTTAGCATACTGGAATAATAACAGTTTTGAACTGGTAGAGTTGTCGAGATTCAGACTTGGCCCGATGAGCATCGTTGTACAGCCGAACCAATCTGTTAGTTTTGTGGAGGTGAATTGATGGCGGTTTATCAAAGCCTGACACTATCTCAAATCAGTCAAAATATTCAGGACAATACGTCTCAGGTAAGAATTTTGTGGGAATCTACGCAGACCGGCGCAAGCCACAATGATTATTCCAGAACCGCGTACTACGATGTATATATCAACGGTGGGCAAGTAACGCAATATAGTGTCAGTTATACTCTTCCCCAAGGTACAACTAAGACAATCGTTGATACCACAATCACTGTCCCCCACAGGAACGATGGCACCGGTACGATTACGGTAAACACGTGGATGGATACGAGAATCAGCGCAGGCGTAGTTGAAAAATATCAAACGCTGACTCTAAGTACAATTCCTCGCGCGACGACGCCCGTTATAACCCCTCTGGTAATGGGGCAAGAGGGTACAATTACACTTAATCCCGCGAGTAACGATTTTACCCACACGATTATTTATAACTTCGGAATACGGTATCACGGCACGATTGCGACTAAAACCGCAGAGCGGTCGATTAAGTGGACACCTCTTAAATCGTTTGCAAATTTGCTTACCAGTGCGGAATCAGGTCAGATGCATTTCAGATGCATGACTTATAACGGAGATACCCTGATCGGGTCTACTGACGTGTGGACGAAAATTACTGTTTCCCCCGATACAGTACCCACCGTGTCTGTTAGTTTGTCGGATGCGGCGGGATATGAGAGTATTTATGGTTGGGTTCAGAACAAAAGCCGAGTAAAAGCGAGTATAACTGCGGCTGGCGTGATGGGGAGTAAGATCATCGACACTGTGATGACCGTGAATGGGAAAGTCGTTGACGCTAACGCGGAAAATAGTCTTCCCGATAGCGGAAGCATCCCTGTAAAGGTTGTCGTGACAGATTCCAGAAAACGTACTGCAACCTATAGCACGAATCTATCTGTGTCCGCATATACCACCCCTGTTATCAATGATCTGACATATGTTCGCGGCAGTTATACCGAGAGCGTGTGGACAGAAAACCCAAGCGGAGCGGACATCAAAATCACTTTTACGCTGGCGATGGCATTGCCGGATAACCGAGCCAATCTTACAGTATCACTCGACGGTGTTGTAACGCAGACAGTTACCAATCAAAGCGCAGGCGCAAAAACACTATACCTTTCGGGTGTCGGAACCGATACCACTCGAAAGCTGGAAGTAGCCGTCTCTGACGCTTTTGGCAGCAAAACGTCCAAGGAAATCATAGTTGCGACCATAGAAGTGCCACTTAACATCAACTTTTCGTTGCCGTCTGTGTGCTTTGGAGGCATCGCCGAAAAAGAAAAGACCGTGCAATTTAAATGGCCTGTCGATCTGAATGGTGACATGACTATCGTCGGAGATTTGAAACTTAACGGTATATCTATCCGAGACATTTTGTCTAAACTCGGCGTTGATTACATTGTAGAGCAAGGCTTGACCGGCAAGTGGATGTGGCGCAAATGGGTGAGCGGTGTCGCTGAGATGTGGGCAAATTTTGACTCAGACTCGCTGTCAATGACCACGCAGACATGGGGGCCACTGTATACCGCATCGTGGATGGGTCTCGCAGAAAATAAAGCAGCACGCCAATATCCGTTTCCGTTTATTGAGAACCCTGTCGTGTCTGCGATGCCAACGGTTGGAAGTGGCAACATCTGGCTCGCTACAAATACCGAAAACGACATAGGTACACGTCTTACGCACGCCCCAGCATATCAGTGCGTGAGAGGATCCGACGCGATTGTTGACTCCCCGCAGATCAGCTATTACGTCGTGGGGCGGTACAAATAAGGAGGGGATATCATGACACTTGAACTCGCAGATGGACGTGGAGAACTGTTTCAATGGGATACCGGTAGAATCATCGAGTTCGGTGAAGATACAGTTTCACAAGCACATTTCACAAGCACCGAGAAAGTAATCAATATTCCGTATACCGTTGAGGTTAAAAACAGAAAAGCGGCAATCCCTGATGAACTACTGCAAGTTCCCGGAAAGCTAATTGTATACGCTTGGGTTTCCGATACTAACGGCGGTTACACCAAGGTACAAGTCAATTTCCCTGTATTTGCACGTCCCAAACCGTCAGACTACGTTTATACCCCGGCAGAGCACGCTGGCTTCGACCGTCTGCGCACCGAGATCGGCGACCTTGCAGACCTAACGACGGAGGCAAAGGAAAATCTTGTCGCGGCGATCAACGAGGCGGCGCGGTCAGGCGGCGCGGGAAGCATGGCCTTGCGCGTAGCGGACGGCTACATCCAGTACAGCACGGACGGCGGCAGCACGTGGACAAACCTTATCGCCGTGGCAGACCTCAAGGGTGCGGATGGCAAACCGGGGGCTGCTGGTGCGGACGGCGTTACGCCGCACATCGGCGACAATGGCAACTGGTATCTCGGCGCGACCGACACCGGCAAGCCGTCGCGCGGCGCACCGGGTGCTTCCGGTCACACGCCCGTTAAAGGAACCGACTATTGGACAGCAGCAGACAAGCAAGAAATAATCGACGACATTCACCTCGTCTTTTATATCGACCTTGCGGGAAAATACCCCAACTACACGTGCCAAGTGGCTATGGACGACATAAAGGCGGCTTATAATTCAGGCTATAATCTTGTCTGCCGGTGCGCGCTGGGCGCATATACAGCAACACTTCCGCTGTTTGTCCCAATGCCCGCAGCTAATACTTGGATATTTTCGGGCTCTGGAGCGCTGGCCGCAATGGGCTTCCCCGCGCAGTCGCTGACTCTCGCCATCGTCAATGGCACTGTGCAGGCAAGCGATACGCGGCTGGCATCTATGGATGATATCCCCACTATCCCCACGGCCTTGAAAAATCCAAACGAACTGACGATCAAGATCGGCAGCACCACCGTTACCTATGACGGCAGTGTGGCTAAGACAGTGGAGATCGCGGATGGGAGCGAGGTGAGATACTGAGATGAAAAAGCTCTACGAAGAAACCGCCGTACAGGACATTGCAGCAGCT